CGGTGGTGACGAATATGCCGACAAAGTGGACGAGCTGCTGCGGGCTGAGGGTGTTAAATTGAACATCAGTCACCGCAAGTCACCATCAAACCAGAGTAAAATGTCTCGCATTATCCAGTATTCTCCAGAAATAAAGCGTTTTTACTTCCGAGATTACAAGAACTCCAATCAGGAGTACAGGAAATTCATGGATGAATTAACTAGTTTTACTGTATCAGGTAAAAACAAGCACGATGACGCACCAGACAGCTTAGCTATGTTGGCGCACTTGATGGAATATGGTAGAGGTTCTGTAGAGGTGTTCAAAAGACTTTTCTAATCCCTTCTAATTGGAGACTATTGACAAGTTGTCCATTTGCTAATATTATGTATTTGGGGGAGTATGTATGAATATTAAAGATCGGGTAATTTATATAGCCGCTCCCTATGGAGGAAAGGAAGAAAACAAAGACAAGATAGAAAGGCTTATAAAAGAACTAGTGCATCTTTACCCAGACTGTTGCTTTGTTTCTCCTATTCACTGTTTTGGGTTTTTATACGATGAACTTGATTACGAAGAAGGTATGGAACATTGCTACACGCTCCTTGATCTTTGCTCCGAAATATGGATTTTTGGTGACAGCAAGGGCACTCGCCTAGAGCGAGCCTACGCCGAAAGGTACAAGATACCGATAGTGGAAAAGTGGTGATAGTATGAGCAGGCCGATGTTCGGGCGAGAAGTCATATATACACACGAAACAGAGATCACCGAGCACAATGTGGTCGAGGTTCTTAATGACGCTTATCAGATACACAGGTTTAACAGCGCAGACATAGACTATCTATACAATTACTACCGGGGCAAGCAACCTGTGTTGCAACGCACTAAGACCGTTCGCCCTGAGATAAACAACCGCATTGTGGAAAACCATGCGCTGGAAATAGTGGAGTTTAAGAAGGGCTACGTCTTTGGGGAACCAGTACAATACGTGAGCCGAGGCGCAGACGATGAGGTTTCTAAGCAGGTCGCCCAGTTGAACGAATACATGTTTGCAGAAGATAAAGCCACTAGAGACAGCGAGCTTGCAGAATGGTTTTTTATCTGTGGCACAGGCTTTCGTATGATATTGCCAGACCCGATGGCCGGCATAGACCCCGACGATAGTCCCTTTGAAATAGACATATTAGACCCGAGATATACCTTTGTGGTGTATCATAGTGGTTTTGGCAACAAGCCCTTGATGGGCGTTACCTATATTCGCCAGCCTGATAACATCATCCGTTTTAGCGTCTATACACAGACTCATTATTACGAGATTATAGACGACAAGATCGTCACGAGTTATCCACATGCTTTGGGAGATGTGCCGATTATTGAGTATCCGGCTAACAAGTCAAGGCTGGGAGCCTTTGAAGTTGTGCTGGGCTTGTTAGACGCACTTAATACAATAGCATCCAACAGGATTGATGGCATAGAGCAGTTTGTGCAGGCTTTCATGAAGTTTGTTAACTGCGACATAGACGAAGAAGAATTTAACGCTCTCAAAGAGTTAGGTGCTATTAAGATTAAGGGAGAACCAGGCAATCCTGCTGATGTAGACATAGTATCGTCGGAATTAGACCAGACGCAGGTACAAGTCACCAAGAATGACCTCTATCAGATGGTGCTTATAATTTGCGGCATGCCTGACAGGAACGCCCCCGCTCGGTCGGCTGGCGATACTGGACAAGCTGTCATGTTGCGTGATGGGTGGAGTGCCGCCGAACAGAGGGCGAAGGACACCGAGTTGGTGTTTAAGCGTTCTGAGAAGCGGTTTTTGAAGATTGCACTCAAAATCATTCGCGATTTGGGCGGCCCAGACATCAGGCTCAAAGACATAGACATCAAGTTTACTCGCAACAAGACCGACAACCTGCTTACAAAGACACAAGGGTTGCAGAATATGCTAGAAGCTGGCATACACCCGCTTATCGCTATCACCAACAGCGGGCTATTCTCAGATCCTGAGCAGACATATGTAGATTCTGAGCCGTATTTGGCTAAGTGGAAGTACGCAGAAGCTACGTACACGCCGGGCAACAACAAGCCCATGCAGGCAGGTGATGCGATTGATTGAGGTACGATGTCGTTACTGCAACAAGCTTCTGGCCAAAGCTAGGGGCACAGTTGAGATTAAATGTCCTAGATGCGGAAAATTAAACACTATTAACACCGAGCACCAAAAGAGTGCCAGTTAAAGAACTGGCACGTTTTTCTTCTATATAGACGAGAGAACGTCTTTAAATAACTCAGACACAGGGAGAGAACCCTTAAAAACACACAAAATCGTGAGAGAACACGTTAAACACAGGAGGTAATACGTAATGAGTTTGAAGGCGTTATTGGGTGATGCATACCGGGAAGATATGACTGCGGCTGAAATTGAGGCGGCATTAGCGGGGAGAAGGATTGTTGACGCTGATAGTTTGCCGAAGATGGTCAGTAAAGAAGTCTTTGATAAGACAGCGTCGGAATTGGCCCGTTACAAGAAGGAGCTAAAGGCTTTGCAAGAACAAAACATGACAGCAGAAGAAAGACTTAAAGCTGAGCTAGAAAAAGCACAAGAAATGCAGGCGAGTTATGCTAAAGAGCTTTCAAAATTGCGCGCCAAGGAAGTTTTTGTAGAAGCTGGACTAAAGGAAGAGGAATACGAGTCCATCTTGGAGATGGTGGTGTCTGACGACACGGAAGCTACCGTAGTGCGTGCAAAAGCGATGATTGATTTAATCGAGTCGCAAAAGAAGGCTGTGGAGAAAGCTGTTAAGGCCCAGTTGTTAAAAGACACTCCTAAGCCCCCAGCCGGCACGGCCCCCGGTGGTGCTATGACCAAAGAAGATTTTAGAAAGTTGACTCTGGCAGAGAAACAGCGTTTTGCTAAGGAGAACCGAGAGCTTTACGAAGCCTTTTATAAGGAGGAATAACGAATGGACTTAAACCACGAACTGGAAAAACACGAACATTCACTTTACGATAATTTTGTCCTAGCCAATGAAATTGAGGATCAATTTAATAGCAAGCTCAATCTAGTCCGTTTTGCCACCATTGACAACAGCCTAGTTGGTGTAGCTGGCGACACTAAGAAGATTCACGTCTATCGCGCAACTGATGGTACTCAAAAGCTTGCGATGGGGAAAGGAAATACCAAGAACATCGTAGTAAGCTACGCTGATGAAGAATACGTCATTCAGCTAGCGCAGAACCGATTCCCGTACTATGACGAGGAAGTTATGCGTGACCCGATGGTGTTGCAGGTTGGCCTGCGTCACATGGCAACCGATATGTTCAATACTGTCAATGCTGATATTTTTGCTGAATTTAATAAAACCAGCCTGGCCATTTATACCGGTGACACCACCACGCCTATCGGCTTTGATCACTTTGTAGACGCCGTAGCCCTCCTGGATATGGAAGAAGATGTGCAGGATATTGAAGTATTCGCTTTTGTGAACTCGCGTGAGTTGGCCAGCCTGCGCAAGACCCTGAAGGATGACTTAAAGTATGTTGAATCCTTCGTTCGTACTGGGTACGTTGGCACAGTCGCTGGTGTGAATATTTACACCAAGAAAGACGCCGCCGATGGCGTTGTTATAGTCGGTACTCGAGATGCAGTTACCTTGTTCAATAAGCGCGGTACTGAAGTTGAGCAAGAACGCAATCCTAACGAGCGTTTGACCAAGGTGTACTCGCGCAAGTACTACCTAGCCGCTTTGACCGACGAAACCAAGGCTATCAAGATTATTCGCGGCACTTTAGTAACTCCACCTAACGGAGATACTCAACCTAACGGAGATACTCAACCTAACGGAGATACTCAACCTAACGGAGATACTCAACCTAACGGAGATACTCAACCTAACGGAGATGAAGAATAATTAAAAAAGGCAGGTGAGCGTGGACATGCAGATGTCGAAACTGGAACAGTTAAAGTGTTTATTGGGGATTAGTGGAACAGGCGAGGACATACTCTTGTCCACGCTCCTAGCCTTAGCTGCTGAAAAAATACTGGCTAGAGCGTATCCGTATGACCCTACCAAGGAAGAAGTGCCTAAGCGGTACGAAGGGAAACAGCTAGAGATTGCCGCCTATCTCTACAACAAACGTGGCGCAGAGGGTCAGATTGCACACAGCGAGAACGGCATCAGCCGCACTTACGAAAGTGCCGATGTGCCTGAGAGCCTGATGCGAGGCATAACGCCCTATGTGGGGTTGGTCAAATGAGAACATTAGAACGCAACAAGCGCACAATTCATTATGCCCAACTCATAGGAAGCACGCCTATCAGAGACGAGTATGGGAATGAAACGGGTGAATATGCAAATGAGTATTCACCTCCTGTCCCCTACAGAATCCACGTCTCTGCTGCCCGGGGCGAATATACAAACGCTCAATTTGGTGGTATAGCTCACTATGACCGAGTGCTGGTTACTGGAGACATGGAGTGCCCCATAACTGAAACCAGCGTGCTTTGGATAGACAAGCAAGACACCTCCAAGCCCTACGATTATGTTGTGACAGGCATTGCTCGCAGTCTGAATAGCATTACTATCGCCGTTAGGAAGGTGCAGATCGGTGGCTAAGAAGATAACCTGCGGCCTTACCCCTGAGTCCCTCGAGCAGGCGATACAACAACTGGAGCAATATAGTAAAGGTGTGGAGCGTAAGAGCGACCAGCTAATAAAAGCACTCGTTGAAAGGGGCAAAGAAATTGTCGCTGAAGAACTGGAGGACTTAGTCTACTCTGCCCCAGGCGAAGAATATCGCACAGGCGACCTTAAAAACAGCATAAATGGCGATTTCGATCCTGCTACTGGTACAGGCTATGTGCGAACCGACCTTCCCTATGCCAAATACGTCGAATTTGGTACTGGGGTGATTGGACAGGACAGTCCTCATCCAGTCGCTGGTGAGCAGGGGTGGCAGTACAACATACCTACCGAGCACAAGAACGAACATGGCTTTTGGACTTACTATAACGAGCGCACAGGTAGATTTCACAGCACACAGGGCTTCCGAAGTCGACCGTTTATGTATAACGCTGCCCGTCGGCTACAGGATGAGGCGAAAGACATAGCGAAGGTGGTGTTTAAGCGTGATAGACATTGAGACTGAAGTTTTTAACCGCTTAGCGACACTCCTTCGAGCTAATTTTAGCCCCATAGCTATCTATGGCGAGCATAGGCGAGAACCTGCTACCTTTCCTTGTGTAATCATCGAAGAAAAAGACAACAGAATGTATGCTCGCACACAGGACAGCGAGAGCTTAGAAAACCATGTGTCCGTCATGTACGAGATTGGCGTTTATTCCAATAAAGAAGTCGGCAAGAAAAGCGAGTGCAAACAGATAATGGCGTTAATAGATAACGAGATGCAAGGGATGGGTTTTACTCGCATCTTCATGAACCCCGTGCCGAATTTAGAAAGTGCGACGGTTTATAGGTTAGTTGCACGCTATCGTGCAGTTGTTTCCAAAGAAAAAGTTATATATAGGAGGTAAGTTTAAATGGCTACAGGTATAGCTACCATTAACACCACCTTCCATTGGGGAGAAACCGCCTCAAGCCTATCGAAGTCAGTCAGAATAAAGAGTTTTCCAGACCTTGGTGGCCCGCCAGAAATGATTGAGATCACCGACCTCTCTGACGAAGCGCAATCCTTTATCCTTGGCGTACAGTCAATGTCGGCGATGGAGTTTACGGCGAACTTCACCAAAACAGATTTTGAGACGGTGCAGGCAGATGCAGGTAAAGACCTCTATTATGAGATTAGGTTTGGCGATGCAGCCACCTTTGCGTGGCAAGGCCAGCACTCAGTGCATGTTACTGGTGGCGGCGTAAACGAGGCCGTTGAAATGGTGATTACCATTGCTCCGACGACGAAGCCCACACTCAAGGGAGGCAATTAATATATGGCAAAGCAATTAGTCTTTGAGTATGAAGGTGTTACTTACACACTAGAGTACACTCGCAAGTCGATAGAGCAGATGGAGAGAGAGGGGTTTAGACCGCAAGACATAGTAGATAAGCCTATCTCTACGCTTCCGGCGTTGTTTGCAGGAGCTTTTTACGCACACCATCGCTTTGTGAAGCGCGAGAAGGTAGATGAGATTTTTGCCCAAATGGGAGACAAAGAAGCTCTGCTAGAAAAGCTAGCTGAGATGTATCAAGATCCGATTCTAACGCTCCTTGAGGAGCCGGCAGAGGGAAAGAAGATTATGTGGGAGGCGCGCTGGTAGACCAGTCGCCCCCACATATTACCTATACAGAGCAGTTTTACGAAGTGTTCCCGTACTACTTGTCTATTGGCATGACCTATGACCAATTTTGGAACGATGATTGTTACTTAGCCAAGTATTATCGGGAAGCGCAGAAACTTCGTGAAGAACGAGCGAACGTACAAGCGTGGTTGCAGGGGGCATATGTCTACATTGCCCTTGACCGGTTAAAACCCATCTTCGGGCTTAGAGGCGGTAGAGTAGAACCATATCTGGAAGAACCGTTGCCTTTAACGTCACAAGAAGCAGAAGAACGACAGCGGGCGAAAGAAGAACAAAACCTCAAAAAAGCAGTAGCGATGTTTAGTGCCTGGGCGGCTAAACTGGACTTGCCCGAAGGGGGTGAGTAGCATTGTCCGATACCATTGATAGCCTACAAATAGAGATAAAACAAGACGCACAAGGGGCTATAAGGGGGCTAGAAGAACTCAGTAAGACCCTTAAAAAGCTCCAAGGTGTTGCTAGTGGCGTTGAAAAGTCGCTGGACAAGGTAAACTTTGACAAATTTGGTCAACAAATGCGGAAACTAGCGACGGCATTACAGCCCTTGCAAGGCTTTAAGAGCCAAGCAGGAGGGCTTATTGACGCTCTCAAGGGGTTTGATCAAGTTGCAAACGATCTTATAGGCTTTTCAAGATTTGACCAGTTTGCAGAGCAGATAAAACACTTTGTGACCTCCCTTGAGCCATTGAAAACGCTAGGGCAGGTGAACTTGCGCTCTATCTTGTCGCCCTTAAAAGAGCTTCCAGCGGTTATGGAGGCTCTGACAAGTGTTGACCTTGATGCATTTGCTGGTAAGATCGCACAAGTCACAGCGGCTCTCAGCCCTTTGAGCGTGGCGTTAGAGCATGTTACTAGCAGAATGAAAACTATCCCTAGCGTAGTGAACAAGGTAAACACGTCGTTTGTGCTCTTTGCCCGTGGCGGATTGATGCGCACGATTGGCAAGCTGACCATCTTTGGCTATAGCTTGCGCCGCATTGCTAGCATCATGTCTGACTGGGTCATGAGCAGCAATGCCTATGTAGAGAACCTGCACTTACTACGTCTAACAATGGGTGATGCGGCTGACGAAGCTTTACGCTTCGCTAATGTCGTACAAGACCAACTAGGCATAGACGCAGGCGCATGGATTCGCTATCAGGCAGTATTCCATAACATGGCGACCGGTTTTGGTATTGCGTCGGACAAGGCTGCCATCATGTCTAAGAACCTGACGCAGTTAGGCTACGACCTCTCTGCGGTATTTAACGTGGACTATGATACTGCGATGCGGAAGCTAGAAAGCGCACTCGCTGGACAACCTCGCCCAATGCGAGAGTGGGGTTTTGATCTCTCTGAAGCTACGCTGAAGATGGTGGCGTTAGAGAAAGGCATTAAGAAGAACGTTGAAAATATGACCCAGATGGAGAAGGCACAGTTGCGCTTTGTCTATCTGATGGAGACTGCAAGAAAGCAGAATTACTTTGGCGATATGGCTCGCACTATTATGACCCCAGCCAACGCCTTGCGCATCTTGAACCAACAAGTTGCACTCTTAAAGCGTGCCCTCGGTGATGCTTTAGTGCCACTGCTAATGCGTATTTTGCCCTACTTAATCGCCACTGTTAGGGCACTAGCAGATGTGATGCGCAGTATCGCCCTCTTGCTTGGTTTTGAGCTTCCTACCATTGATTACGACACTGGCATCAGTACAATTGCCGCAGACGCCGAAGAAGCTAACGAAGCCGCTAAGAAGCTACGCCGTACACTGATGGGCTTTGATGAAGTGAACGTGCTACAACAAGATACTGGTGTGGGGCCGATAGACATGGGGGGAGACCTAGGGCTTGACCTAAGCAAGTATGGCTATGACATGCTAGAGCCACTAAAGGAAGTTGAGAACGCTATGGGGAGGCTCCATCAATCGCTGACAAAAGTCTTGCAGGTGGTGCTGGCGATTGGTCTGGGCTTTGCCTCTTGGAAGATAGCACAAGGTGTAATTAACTTCATTACTCTCATGAAGACCTACCCTATCATTGCAGTAGTGTCGGCGGCTGCCTTACTGGCTTCTGCACTCGCAGACCTTTACATCAAAAATGAAGCCTTTAGAAAAGCCGTAGATCACTTATGGAACAGGCTCACTAGCGCACTAGCTCCGGCGGTGGAGTGGCTGGGAGACAGGTTCCAATGGCTTAAAGATAACGTGCTTGCGCCACTTCGGAACTATATTACAACAGCGGTAATAGAGGCGTTCGAGAAGCTAAAACTCGTGGCCACATGGTTATGGCAAGAAGCCCTAGTGCCTCTAGCTCGCATCATACAGGACATGCTGATAGTCGCCTTTGATGGACTGGTGTGGGTAGGCTCTTGGTTATGGAAGTACGTGCTAGAGCCACTCGTAGACTTTATAAAGGACAGCTTAATCCCCGGTTTCTACGAAGTGGCTGACGCGGTCGGTCCGCACTTACAAAAGTTTTTTGAGGGCTTTATTAAAGTCATAGAGTTTTTGTGGTACGACGTGCTTAAACCTTTCGTCCTGTGGTTGGGCGACACCTTCGGCCCAGTCTTTGAAGCGGTAGGAGAGGCTGTCAGGGATATTATCCAGCGCATGCGCACCATCTTTGAAGGATTCATTAAGTTTATCACCGGCGTATTTACCGTTGACTGGAAAAAGGCCTGGGAAGATGTTAAGCAAATATTTAAGCGCATCTTCTATAGCCTGTGGGGTATTGTCAAGGCTCCCTTCAACCTGATCATCGACGGTATTAACTGGATAATAGACGGATTGAACAAGCTAAGCATTACCATTCCTGATTGGTTTAAGTATATTCCTGGCCTATCTGGCTTAGCAGGAAAGACATGGGGTATCAACATCAAACCAATAACACCTCTAGCCAAAGGTGGCATTACCAACGGCCCCATGATAGCTCTTGTTGGCGACAATCCCGGAGGCAGGGAAGTTGTATCGCCGCTTGATGATTTAACCGACATTGTAGCCTCAGCCGTTGGCACAGCAGTCCTGCAGGCTATGCAGGTTAGTGGCGGTAGTGGACAAGACCGACCAATCATCCTCAAGATTGATGGTAGAGAAATAGCTAGAGCAACCATACCGGGGTTAGACAGCGAACGTAGCCGTACTGGCGGCTTGCAAGTTGCTGTCAGACCGATGTAGGGGGTGCAGTAGGTGATAACAATTAACGGCACACCGATACCTACCCCCTCTGAATACCTTGTGGGGATTTACGACATCAGCCATGCCGAGCGCAATGCTCGGGGGAACATGATTATCGAGCGCATTAACACCAAGCGCAAGCTAGAGCTGATGTGGCGGCACTTGGGGAAACACGAATTGCAACAGCTCTTAGAGTTAGTATCAGCAACAACGTTCATGGTCACTTACCACGACCCGCAGACAGGAACTGTTAGATCTGGACGATTCTACTGTGGCGACCGCACAGTAGGAGCCTTAGACTATCGGAATGGGCAAGTTCGCTGGAAGGACATTAAGTTCAATCTAATTGAGTGCTAGGGGGTGCGATAATGCTGGCAGTAAGTGATAAATTCAAGGCGGCCATTGTCGCACCAAGTCGCAAGACAACGGTCAACGTGCGTTTTGAAGTGTTAGACAACGACGCGTGGCTTGACAATACTAAAACGGCCACTAGCCAAGCTAGTATTAGCCGCTTAGAGCAACTCACCAACAGAGTGCGCAAGACACAAGGAGCCTTGGCATCGTTCGAGCCGGACAGGTGGAAGCTAGATGGCTCCTTCGTCATACCTCCGCGGCCAGAAGAAGCCGTCGAAACAGAGGTTGGCTGGTGGAGCAGCACCTTCTGCGACGCTGACGGCTACTTCGCCCCTGCGGAGGGCGTAACGATCACCTGTGGTACTCTCTACAACGCCGCAGGGCTGACAATCACCTTCGATCCAGCGGCCAATGAGTATGCAAGAGATTTTACGACTACTATCTACGGTGCCTCCGACGAGATTATTCACCAAGAAGTGGTAACTGATAACACCAAGGCATCTTATCGGATAGAACGCAACCTGCCACTCTTATTCCGGGTACAGCTAGATATTACTCGTTGGAGTACAGGGCAACGGCGGGCGAAAGTGCTAGAAATTGACTTCGGCTTAGTGGAAGATTATGGTGAATCTGAACTGATCAATATGTCCATCATCAACGAACTAGACCCCACAAGCGCAACGCTCCCTGCTGGCGAATTGCGGTTCGTGCTTGATAACCTAGATAAAAGGTTCAATATCCTCAACCCCACCGGTCTATATTACTTCCTCCAAGAAAGGCAACGCGTCATGGTGGAGATGGGGGTCGACATTGGCGGCACATTCGAGATGGTGCCTGCTGGTACGTACTACCTAACAGAATGGAAGTCAGATCATGGCGGATTAACCGCATCTTTTACGGCCCGCGATGCCATCGACCTCTTAGCGCAGGGAACTTATCGCAAGGGGCGGCTGGAAGTGGTCAATGCCTATGATTTGATTGAGGAAATAATCTTAGACGCAGGAATTAACGTGCTTTACACCATTGATGCAGCACTCAAAGATGTGTATTTACTGGCCTGTGTGCCCCTTGTGAGCCATAGGGAGGCGGCGCAGTTAGTTGCCCTGGCAAGCAGAGCAGTAATACGCCTTAGTCGGCAAGGGCGGCTGCTAGTGGAGAGGTTAGCTGTTACGCCACCGGTGGGGAGCATTGACTTTGACAACACATACACCACGCCGAGCATTAAGCTAGACCCTCTCATTAACTGTGTACGAGTTGACATAAACAGCTATCGGCTCAAAGGCAATGCCGAGGTGTATAAAGGCGCAGTCGTTGCTGATGGCGAGTCGGAAGTTTGGGTAGAGTACAAGGCCCCCTGCCAAAATCACCAAGTTACAGCAACGGGCGGCACTCTAGTAAGAGCCGAACACTATGCCTACGCCTCTAAGTTAGTGGTAAGCGGCGCAGGGGTGGTTGAAATAACAGTCACCGCAGACGAGATGGAGCAGAGCAAAACTATCTATGAGCTGCGTGACGACGATCGACCAATAGCCGAGCCTGCCTATTCCTTGGAGATAAGTAACGCGCTAATAAACTCGCAGGAGGTTGCGGCAGATGTGGCAGCGTGGCTACTAACAGAGAGCCAACGGAGATTGAATTATGAGATTGACTGGCGGCAGAACCCCGCCCTTGAATGTGGGGATATAGTTGCCGTTGAAGATGAATTTGGAGTAAATAGGGCCGCAAGGATAACACGCCAAGAGTTCAGATACAGCGGGGCATTGAGAGGGCGTAC